AGAGAGTTCATACTCAGGTACCTGATAGAAGAAGGAATGGTAAACTTGGAGGACTACTTTAATGACTGACGCACCTGAACGGATTTGGATGGTTAAGCAAGACGACGACGATTATGGACCTATGCCGCTGATGCGGACGACAAAGGAAATGCCAGAGGCCGTGGAATACATCCGTAATGATATCTACCGCGCAGCACTTATGGACGCTATCTCAGCGGACTGTGACGCCTTAGATATGTATGAGCGCCTTCAGAGTCTTGCTAAAGAGAACACTGACCTTAAGGCTAGACTGGAGAAGTTTAATGACTAGAGAAGACAAAGTAAAAGAGTTCCATGAAGCATTCAGCCATCCTATCGGAGGAGAATGGACTGAGGAGTTGATGGCCTTCCGTATTAATCTTATCACAGAGGAGCTTGAGGAACTGCTGGAAGCCTGCGAGCATGTGATCCTTGAACCCTATGAAGGATGCGAAGCTGCTCTGCTAAAGGAACTGGCAGACATCCAATACGTAGTCTCAGGCATGGCAGTAGCTCTTGGTCTTGATCTTGAAGAAGCATTCAATCGAGTGCACAAGAGCAACATGAGTAAGCTCGGAGAGGATGGTAAGCCTATCTACCGCTTTGATGGTAAGGTTCTTAAGGGACCAAACTATAAGGAACCTGACTTGGAGGACTTGATTTGATTACCGTACAGATCACAGACGACTTCGCAGACGAGATCGTTAAGCAATCCCTGATGAGTATCATCCTTGACCTAGACTACGAGGAAGACGAAGAACTTATCAAGGCAGCAGTCAAGGTTATTGAATACTATTCCACACCAACAGAATGGGAAGAATTCCAGAAGGAGTACAGCTTTGAGTAACTACGGACCTACTCTTCCAATCTCGGAAGAAATCCACTCCATGAAGTACCGCCTCAAGGGGGAGACATTCAAGGAGGCTATGTCCCGAGTGGCTCAGTCTCTCTCGGATGGTAACGAACACTTCGAGAAGTTCAGGGACATTCTCTACAACCAGAGATTCCTTCCTGCTGGGCGTATTCAGTCTGCTATGGGTAGTCCTCGTGTGGTTACACCGTACAATTGTTTTGTCTCGGGGACTATTAATGATTCCATGGACGACATCATGGACAAGGCTAAAGAAGCAGCGGAGACAATGAGACTCGGAGGTGGTATCGGTTATGACTTCTCTACTCTACGGCCTAGGGGTGCTAATATCCGCAGTCTTGATTCACGATCTAGCGGTCCGGTATCTTTCATGGGAATCTACGACGCTCTCTGCAAAACTATTTCGTCTGCTGGCCATCGTCGTGGTGCTCAGATGGGCGTACTTAGAGTGGACCATCCAGACATCGAAGAGTTTATCACTGCAAAGAACAACTCCAGTAAGCTCACAGACTTCAACATCTCAGTAGGTATCACTGACAAGTTCATGGAAGCAGTGAAAGAGGATAAGCCCTTCGATCTTGTCTTCGATGGCCGAGTGTACAAGACAGTGAATGCTCGTAACCTGTGGGATTCTATTCTCCGTAGTACATGGGACTGGGCTGAGCCGGGAGTTCTCTTCATCGACAGGATGAACTACAAGAACAACCTCTGGTACTGTGAGACTATCGCAGCAACCAACCCCTGCGGTGAACAACCTCTGCCTCCCTATGGTGCTTGTCTTCTCGGCAGCTTCAACTTGGTGAAGTACATCAAGGACGGAGTAATCAAAAGCCACAGCTACTACGGAGAGGACACTTACGGTAAGGTCTTCGACTATGAGATGTTCAAGAATGACATCCCCTTCGTAGTCAGGGCTATGGACAACGTGATCGATAGAGCAGTATACCCACTCAGAGAACAGGCTCAGGAGGCACTGGACAAGAGGCGTATGGGCCTAGGTGTTACTGGTCTGGCTAATGCTATCGAGGCTCTGGGATACCCGTATGGTTCTCCTGAGTTCCTTACCCAGATGCAGACAATCATGGGAGTCTTGAGGGATACAGCTTACACTGCTTCTATCTCTCTGGCTATCGAGAAGGGGCCGTTCCCTAAGTTCGATCCCGCTATCACTCACTCTGGATTCTACCGTACCCTGCCGTACAGTATTGTGGAGAACGTAAAGAAGTATGGAATTCGTAACAGCCATCTCCTCTCTATTGCTCCTACTGGTACTATCAGTCTTACTGCGGACAACGTATCGTCGGGTATCGAGCCGGTCTTCTCGCACTGGTATGACCGTACAATTCAGACATTCGACGGAGCAAGAGTTGAAAGAGTGGAGGACTTCGGCTATCGTGAATTCGGCATTAAGGGCAGGACAGCAGACCAAGTCAGAGTAGAGGATCATGTCAAGGTACTCAACATGGCCTCTCAATACGTTGACTCTGCCTGCTCCAAGACCTGTAACGTGGGTGATGATGTCACTTGGGAAGAGTTCAAGGATGTCTACATGCAAGCCTATGATGGTGGGGCCAGTGGGTGTACTACCTTCAGGGCTTCTGGTAAACGGTACGGTATTCTTAATGCTTCAAAGGACGAGGAGATTGTAGAAGTGGAGACTAAAGAAGAAGACAACTTTATCGAAGAAGGTGGGGCTTGTTACTTCGACCCTGCCACTGGTTTGAGGACTTGCGAATGAGATACCTTCTAGTAATTCTAATGCTACTGGCTACTCCTCTGAGGGCTGACATCCTTGAGGACATCCTCTACCCCACTGTGTCTGTCGAGGTAGCTGGAGGTTCTGGTAGTGGTACATCAGTAGCTATTGATCCTATCCTCGGTACTTACATCATCACCAACTACCATGTTGCTTCTATGGGGGAGGACCTTAGGGTCTTCTTCCATGGAGACAGCAAAGGATACCCTGCCTACATGGTGGCCCACAACGTAGCTTACGATATGGCTATCCTAGTGACCAGACACAAGGCAGACCACGTGGCTAAGCTTGGCAAGTCCTCTGATGTCTCTCTGTTCAAGGACACTATCTGTATCGGCAACTCCTTTGGTAATGGTATCGTACCGTCCAAGGGTATCATCTCTGGTGTTGATGTAGAGATCGGAGGGTATATTAATCTGTTCTACAAGATGGACTGCAAGATCGTACCGGGTAACTCTGGTGGTGGTATGTACGTAAAGGTAGGCAACCACTGGGTCTACATCGGTATGCCCTCCAAGGGTATGGTAATCAGGGGACAGTTCTTTGAGCACCTGTCTGTAGCAGTACGAGTTAAGGACATCAAGGAGTTCCTTGCCTATCACCATGTAATCCCAATCACGGAGGCGTATGACCTTGGAAGACCGTATTGAAGTCAAGTACGAAGAAGACAAGAAAGGTAGAACCTACATCGTAGAACCTGATGGGAACCACTGGTACCCTAAGCGACCGCGATCAGGAGTGTTGCCTGAGTACTGCCGGTATCTTATTGCCGGTGGTACCCTACCTGATACTGTCATCACGGTCCTCAGAGAAGAGACAGTCTGCTTCGTACCTATGCCTGTGGACTGGTGGGCGGGTAAGGCTATCTCTGAAGGAGAGACCTCTGCAAAGTATGTAGACTATAAAGGATTTGATTATGAAAGCAACTCTGATTGACTCGATGGGGTCAGACCTCAGTGTGGTAAATGCTGCAAGGGTTTCCTTCGGCAAGAAGCACGAAGAGTTTGATGAGGACAAGGACACCAAGCTCATCCACTACCTTGCCAAGCACAACCACAAGTCACCCTTCGGCCACTGCTTCGCCTCCTTCCACGTCAAGGCTCCTATCTTTGTGGCTCGACAGTTGGTGAAGCACAAGTTCCTCAGGTGGAATGAGATCAGTCGTAGGTATGTAGACGAGGAGCCTGAGGTTTATGTTCCCGAAGTATGGCGGGGTAAGTCTGAGAATAAGAAGCAAGGGTCTTCCGGTAAAGTTTCTCTTGAAGATGTGAATTCAATCGGAGAAGAGTTCCAAGGATTCTTCGGAGAGAGTTCTTTACAAGACAGACTGGAAGCTAAGATAGAGGACGACTTCGAGGTTTACGATATTTTACTAAAGGCAGGAGTAGCTCCAGAGCAGGCTAGGATGGTACTCCCTGTGTCTCAGATGACAGAATGGTACTGGTCAGGATCACTGGATGCTTTCGCTGACATGTGTAACCTACGCTGCAAGGAAGACACCCAATGGGAAACCAGACAGATTGCTAACCAGATTGACGAAGAGATGGGTAAACTCTACCCGGTAGCATGGGAGGCTTTGAGAGCTTATGCTGATTGATAATATCTGGGATTCTAATCTATCCGATAAAATTAGAAAAGAAGCCTACAGCAGCCCACAGAAAAATATGAAGGATGCCATGGACGCTGTGAAAGTAAACAAACCCGGAAGAGTAGTCTACGTAGAGGGGGACAAGATTATGGAATACGAAGCACCTGACTATGATTATAAACCTCCCCACGAGAGACAGGTAGGAGGATCACACTATAAAGACTTGCCTATTCAACCCAGTGAGTTCATCAGGAAGAATGGACTAGGCTGGTACGAAGGGAATATCATCAAGTATACCTGTAGGTACAAACAAAAAAATGGCGCAGAGGACATCCGTAAGGTTATCCACTACGCCGAATTGTTGTTAGAAGAATTGGAGAGGGGGGCTTAGGCTCCCTTTTTCTTTACGCTACCTTCCAGATTTTAATATCCGCATAGACTTCCACTTCACCTAGGTTGGACGGGTAGCCTAGGCCATTAGTGTTTGAAGTGTTAGAGCATCTATGTTGAAGCTCAAAGTTCTTGCTACCCGCAATAGTAACACGACCGGAGAGTTTAGAAGTATTCCCGCTGAAGTCACCAGACGCTGCTCGTTCACTGAATCCAATAAGAGCCGTGGTGCTATCAGAAGTATTCCTGAGTCTGAGTTTATGTTCATTCGCCTGATAGGCCGAGGCCTCTGCTTCTATATAGTAGGTACCAGCAGGAAGAGTGATGACACTAGATGCTACACTAGCACCAGAGATTTCACTGGTGAGAGCAGTATTCAGAGTTCTCTTCTGCCAACTCCCCGAAGTAAAAGTGCCTCCTGCGGTATTAGCAGCCTTCTGGTCTTGAAGATGATACAGTGCCCCATTAAAACCGCTCGCTAAAATCTCCGCATCTACGTAGGCCTTAACACTCTGTTGACTAGGAATAGCAGTAGCACTATCCGAGGCCATGTCGTCCTCATCCTTGAAGTCAAGGAGAGCAGCAGTGGTAGCCGAGTCGAAGTAGGGAATCTTGTCTGTAGCCTGAGTGAGTCCACTAAGGTCATCAAGGATAGCATCCCAAGCCTGTACGTCTACACCAATCTCCACTCCAAGGTTAGTGCGAGAGGTAGAAGCATCCGCCAGATCACTCAGGTTATTGGCGGCAAGCATGTCACCAGAGCCTGCGCCAGTGGTACCCTTCTGCGCTACGAGTGCCCACTTAGCAGCAGCAAGATCAGTAGCGAAGGTACCAGAAGTATGGGCTACAATACAGATGTAGGTGTTACCACTATCTGAGACAAGCTGGTCTAGCCCATAGGCAGTAGCGGTAACCCAAGCACCCGTCCAAGTAGG